ATGTTTGCAGTAATTTTTGGGCGTCCGGGCTGCCCGTATTGTGTCCGTGCTAAAGAGTTGGCTGAAAAACTGACCGAAGAACGCGATGATTTCAACTTCCGTTATATTGATATCCACGCAGAAGGTATCACTAAGGCCGATCTGGAAAAAACCGTCGGTAAACCTGTTGAAACCGTTCCACAGATTTTCATCGATCAGAAACACATTGGCGGCTGCACTGATTTTGAAGCCTATGCCAAAGAAAATCTGGCGCTGTTCCAGTAATCGTTTTTGCTTAGAAAAAAGGGCATCCAAGTGGATGCCCTTTTTTTATCTCTCAGAACAGAATGTTATGTACTTCTAGCGATAGCGCTCAACGCGAATCGAGCGCTTCTTCTGCCAGGCGAGCGCAACAAACCAAAAAAGAAACGCGCCTGACGTTGACCAGAAAAGCGCGCTGGTTCCATACGCAAACATCTGTAATCCGTTACGTAGCTCTGTTCCATAAAGCAAATGAATCAATGTTGAAACCAGCACGGCACAAAGGGTGCCAAGAAAAGGATAAAAAATGCGGCCGCTCACAGAAGCATAGCTCGCGATAAATCCTGGAATAACAAACCAAAGCAGGCTGATTTCACCTTTCATTACAATATTGGGGCCGTCTGCGTGAACCCACGGTTTTAACACCATGAAGAGCAAGCAGACCAAGACAAAAGCAACCATCGCGCCCAACCAACGCCGATACATTGTCATCAAAAATCCCTCTTTCCTTAGAAGCGATATTCAATACGCCCACAGCAATCACTCATTTTCACCGCCCTTGGTGAAACAAATAGTCCTGTGAGCCCACGCATTCCCTAGCGTGATAACGTGCAAAAGACGCATTCCCACGTGTTTCGGCTTTTTGTTGGCCGAACACACAAGTCGCGTCTAAAATAGCTGCCAATACACCGTTCGTATTGGGGTTTCATCTATTACTGGGGATAACCGAGTTAAAGATGAAATTTATTATTTTGTATGGTTGAATGTATCTCCAATAGTCAATCATATCAAGCGCAAGCTAGTTAACGATAAGTTATTCGCCGTGAACATTGATGTCGCAAATTTGTTAACAGGAAATTACATCCTGCTGTTGTTCGTTGTCTTAGCGCTGGGGCTATGCCTCGGTAAATTACGTCTGGGTTCTGTTCAACTCGGTAACTCCATTGGCGTTTTAGTTGTCTCTCTTCTTCTCGGACAACAACATTTTGCCATCAACACGGAAGCTCTGAATCTCGGCTTTATGCTGTTTATATTCTGTGTAGGCGTAGAAGCGGGTCCCAATTTCTTCTCTATCTTTTTCCGCGATGGAAAAAACTATCTCATGCTGGCCCTCGTGATGGTTGGCAGTGCATTAGTGATGGCGCTGGGCTTTGGCAAACTTTTCCATTGGGATATTGGCTTAACCGCTGGGATGTTGGCAGGTTCAATGACCTCCACACCGGTGCTGGTGGGTGCGGGCGATACACTGCGCCAAACTCTGGCTAACAACCCTAACCTTCCGCATCTGCAAGACAATCTCAGCCTCGGCTATGCGCTGACCTACCTCATCGGTTTAGTCAGCCTGATTTTTGGCGCACGCTATTTGCCAAAGCTCCAGCATCAGGATCTGCCAACATCGGCGCAGCAGATTGCGCGTGAACGCGGTTTAGATAATGAAGTGCAGCGCAAAGTTTTCTTGCCGGTGATTCGCGCTTACCGCGTTGGCCCTGAGCTGGTTTCTTGGGCTGACGGCAAAAACCTGCGCGAACTGGGCATCTATCGCCAAACCGGCTGTTACATCGAACGTATCCGCCGCAACGGAATCTTGGCCACGCCAGACGGCGACGCTGTTTTACAGGTCGGTGATGAAATTTCGCTGGTGGGCTACCCTGATGCTCATGCCCGTTTAGACCCAAGTTTCCGTAATGGGAAAGAAGTGTTCGACCGCGATTTGCTGGATATGCGTATCGTGACCGAAGAAATTGTGGTCAAAAACAACAATGCAGTGGGCAAACGCCTCAGCCAAATTAAACTGACTGACCACGGCTGCTTCCTGAACCGCGTAATTCGCAGCCAGATTGAAATGCCTATCGATGACAACATCGTGCTTAACAAAGGCGATGTGCTACAAGTCAGCGGTGATGCGCGCCGCGTCAAAAGCGTGGCAGAACGCATCGGGTTTATTTCCATCCACAGTCAGGTTACCGATCTTCTAGCCTTCTGCGCCTTCTTTATTATCGGCTTGATGATTGGTTTGATTACCTTCAAGTTCAGCAATTTCTCCTTTGGCATCGGTAACGCCGCTGGATTGCTGTTCTCCGGCATCATGCTGGGTTTCTTGCGTGCCAACCACCCTACTTTTGGCTATATCCCGCAAGGGGCGCTAAACATGGTGAAAGAGTTTGGTTTGATGGTGTTTATGGCCGGTGTTGGCCTGAGCGCTGGCGCAGGCATGAACCACGGCCTGGGCCAAATCGGTGGGCAAATGCTGCTCTCCGGTTTGGTGGTCAGTTTGCTACCCGTTGTCATCTGTTTCCTGTTTGGTGCCTACGTGCTGCGCATGAACCGCGCCCTGCTGTTTGGTGCCATTATGGGTGCCAGAACCTGTGCGCCGGCGATGGAAATCATCAGCGATGCCTCACGCAGTAACATCCCAGCACTGGGCTATGCAGGCACATACGCGATAGCCAACGTACTGCTCACGCTCGCGGGGACACTTATCGTCATCATATGGCCCGGCATCGGCGGATAATAAAGCCTTAAAATTCAGGCAAAAAGAAAAAAACTGTGATTTTTTTCACTTTGCCTGAAACTTTCTATCCGCGACAAAGTCTTAATTAGTGCCACTGCTTTTCTTTGATGTTCCCCATGTTGAGGAGCCCGATAGTCCCGCCTTCTTAGGTTCAAGACTACCGGGTTTTTTATTGCCTAAAATTTAAGTCTATATAAAACAATATCTTAAAAGTGACTTTTTCGACCAATGGCAGCAAAGTGGCAGCAGAGAATAATCACTACTCCCCAGATATAAAAAAACCGCCNNGGCGGTTCCCTTCAAAAAATTATTTTAACGCTTTAGAACGATAGGCTAGGTTGTTGCCCCTTTGCATGTGCCTGCGCTTCAACCACTTTACCCGGAATCATGATAGAACGAACAAAGGTTTCATGAGTGATAAACGTATGGCCGCAATTGATGTTCGTACATTGGTTATAACGTTCTTTAGTTTCACTAGTGACAACAAAACTGCTGCGGGTATGTGCTGCACATCCACACAACGGACAATTCATCATGATAACTTACCTCCCACAGAGTTCGATATTGAGAACATTATAAACAAAAAGTATTCAGTAAAGCATCCCTCATTCCATTTCAAGATCATCAATCTTCACTTCCAGCTCTAGCGCCGTTGTATAGCCGCCATCGCTTAAAGAATGGGTAACCGTCGTTAGCAACCAGTTCGCCGCATCAATTTCCTTCTTGAATCCCTGAACCTTAACCGGTATTTCTGGGTATAACTCGGCACGGCCACGGGCCAACTGAATGGAAAACGTCGCCACCCCGCGCTGCAATTTTTGCCATGCTACCTTGGCTGCTCGCTCAGCGTTGCCCTTATTGGCATAGGTGTGACCCAACACCAACACATTGCCTTCAGCTCCCATCAGGTAATCCCCCTGTTTAGCCTCCGGCTCCTTGGGTTTCGCCTTACTCTTAGTTTTGCGTTTACGCTTGACCGCTACCTGCTCTTTTTTCTTTGGCTCTCGCGTATTTAACCAGCTCGTAGTAACGCCGGTATAAGCCCCACGGTCAGCCAATCCAAAGCGGTGCTGGTCACCATCGCCGCGTTTGATCGTGACTGCTGGGATGGGTTTGCCGCTGGCCGTTCTGCCCTGCCCTTGGCGGATAAACAGCAACTTGCCCCCTTTCACCGACGCCACTGCACCTTCTTGCTTTGCCAATCGCGTCAAAAAACTGCCGTCTGATTCATTGGTTTGATCGACATGGGGGATTTTTACTTTCTCCAGCTTGCTATCCAATGCCACGTCCAGCTTGTTGCGCTTGGCAATGGTCGTCACGATGTCGCCCAGCGTTTTGTCGTGGTACGAGGCCTCACGTTGGATATTTAGGGTGTCCCGAAAATCGGCACTACGCGCACGCAGGGTCAGCTTATCCGGCGCACCGGAATGCTCGATCTCATCCACCACAAATAAGCCTTTAGGGGTTAACGGTTTGCCTTTCCATCCAAGAGAGAGCGTTAATCCAACACCACGGCGCGGTAACGCTAGCGCGCCGTCGGTATCGTCTAGCTCAATATCCAGTTGGTCAGCTTCAAAGCCACGGTTATCTGTTAGTGTCAGGGACATCAGGCGCTTTTCAATTTTTGCCGTGATGTCATTGCCATCCATCTTCAAACTAAACGCGGGTGCATTATCCTGCCCACTTACCCAGTCCGGTGCGATCATGACAGCATCCCGCCTAGTGCATCCGTTGCACTGTCTTTCATCTGATTAAGCTGATCACCCAGATCGCCAAACATTTCAGCCAGTGATTCATCCACGCGTTTTAACGTAATGGTGAACTCAATCTGGCGCGCTGAGCCGTCACGAAAGAAAACCTTTTTCGTTTGATTAATACTTTCGATCACGAACATGCCGTAAATCGTTCCCGCACCATCCAGCAAGGACCATGCCTTGCCGGTTTCCGCCATCATCTCCAGCGTCAACATAGAGAGCCGTCCACCGGTTAAGGAGGGGAATAGCGTCCCTGTCAGCGTCACGGTGTCAGTATCCGGCCCCAAAAACTGCGACGAGGGACGCAGACCCACTCGGCTATTCATGGCGTGACGCCATGCCTTTTGTAGTTGCAACTCCTGATACGGCACCGTTTGCAACATGAATACAAATAATCCCAGCGTTAGCATCATCAGAAAATCCCCCTGTCACTAAATCCACTACGCGCCCGTGCCTGCTGTTTACGATCCCGCTCATCCATTGCCTGCATCACCATGCGCGCAATATCTTGCGGCGATTGATTTGGCGCGGCGTGAATATGGATCTCGGTGTGGTTACCTGCCGCCGGTGATGTACTGGCCGCCTTGACCGCCACCACCGGTGCAGGCCGATACTCTGCCGCCGGTAAACTGAATGGATGGAGAGGCGCAGCGGCAGCAGGAACTGCGGCACTCATGCCCAGTGCGGCTACGGCTGCCATAACCGCTGTTTGTTTGCGGCCCGTCACGCGTGCAGGACCGTTAACCAATTCAGGCCCACGCTCCCCAACGATGCCAAACTGCCCTGAGGGGATGGTGCCACCGCTGTCATACATTCCCGCAAAGCTTAGACCCGACGGGCTAGGGATTGGCGCACCACCGGCCCCAACAACCGGCCCCGCTGTTTTATCTGATTTCATCCAGTCCGGCAGATAGCTGGATAACGACGTGAGCTTGGCTTTCAGTATTTCCCACTTCTCATTAATTCCCGCCAGCAGGCTGTCGATCATATTGCGCCCAGCCACGACAAACTGCGCCGGTAACGCTTGTACACCTGCCACAATTTCCGCCCATTTATTCCCGATAAACAACGTGATCGCGTTCCATGTTTCACTTGTCCATTGGCTAATGCTGGCCCATAGCGCCTTGATTTTGGGTCCCAACGTGTCCCAGTTCTGCCAGATATAAATTGCGGCCATCGCAATGCCCGCCAGAATAGCCAATAGAGGGTTAGCCAACATTGCACGCCCAAGCCACAACACTGCCGTACCGACAAAGCGAAAGACTTTAGCCAAACCACCGAGTAAACCGATAATGCTTGGCAGCTTCATTCCCAGCAAACTGAGTCCAAAGCGTAAAGCAGCATAAGGCCCAAGCAGTCCAGCCAGCGTGATAGCAAGCCCACCAAACCCAGCTAAAAGCAGAGAAGCACCGGCGGCGGCTTTAACGAACCCACCGGCTAGCCGTGGGTTTTCTTCAACAAAGCGACGAAAGGCACCGGTGGCACGCTTGGCGAGGTCAATCACTTCCAGCAGCGGATCACGTAGCGTTTCCCCCAATGAAGCAAAGGTATTTTTGACGCCGGTTTGCAGTAGCAGGTACTGGGAAGAGAGGGAGTTTTTATCAATGTCAGACTCACGCTGCATTGAACCCTTGGCCCCTGCTTTCTGTGTTAGGCCGAGCTGGCGGATAAATTCATCAATGTTAAGCCCTAGCTTTTGCGCATCGTCGCCAAACTCTTTGCCAAACAGCTGCGTCATAACACTGAGCTGTTTCTCTTTGGACAATCCTTTGATGCGCCCCAATACATCCTGAATGGTTGCCACCGCATTATTGGCAATGCCTTTTTCCAATTTATTCGCATTCAGGCCCAGCGTGTTCATTCCCTGAATAAAGCGCTTGCCCTGCATGGATGCGATCCCCAATTCACGCACCATCGCCTTACTCGCTGATGCAGCTACCTCTGGCGCGGCACCAAGTGAAAGGAATGTAGACCCTAACGCTGCCGCCTGTTTGTAATCCATCTTGTCGGCAATATCGCCCATGCGCTGCATCACATTGATGATGTCCGCCCCTTTGGATTGCGCGTTATCGTCCAGATAGTTGAGCGTGTCGCCCAGCTCTTCCAAGTTGCTAATAGGGATTTTGTACAGAAACGCAATCTTGCCGAGATCTTCCGCTAACTGGTCGGCGGGCATTTCAAAGGCTTTGGATGCCTTTGCCGATACAGCAGCAAAGTTTAATAGGTCTTTTTTCTGCTTCGCCCACGGGTCGCTATCGTTCGTCACCCCCATACGCGCACCACCTTCCACCAACGCAGCAATATCAGCTGCGCCGTTCGCCATTGGCAGCGTTTCACTTAGGCGCTGGATGTCTTTTTGCAGCTCGTAATACTGCGAAGTGCGTCCGCCTTTATCATCCAGTAGAGTATTGACCTGCTTGGCGACGCCTTTCATGGCGTCCTCAATCTGGCTGTAACTTTTTACCGCGCCAAGAACCGGCGCACCGATGGCTAACCCTGCCGCCGTCGATGTTGCTCCAGCACCGGCTATCCGGTTGCGCATCTCTAGCGTTTTACCGTATTGGGCCTTAGCTGCAGAGAGTTTGCGCTGTTGTTCTCCGGCGCGTTTTAGCAACCGTTCCTGTTCTTTTAGCTTCGCATTGTAGCGTTCAGTTTCAGACGTGATCCGCGCCGTGGCTTGTTCACCACTTTTGGCCGAAATCCCCATGCGGTAAAGTTCAGCGCGTGCTTTCCCCATTTGGGCCACGCTTTCACGCTGCTTAGTCTCCAGCTTATTAACGGCGCGCCATTGTGCCTCTAATGCCTGCGTCTGTTTCTTGGTTGGGTTTTGAAGCTGTGACAGCTCACGGGTCATCATTTGCGCTTTTAACTTGGCTTGCTCTAGTTCTTTGCCTGTCTGACGAACAGCATTAGATAGCGCATTAAATGACGTGAGTTTTTGACCGGCTTCATCAAGCCGTTTGAGTGCATCGCGGGAATTTTTGACATCTTGAGCCAGCGCTCGCGTGCTGGCCTGTGCCATTTTGAAAGGTCGGGTTAGTTTATCAACGGCGTTGAGGACCACCTGCAGCCGCAAATTTTTATCACTCATCACTAGCACCACTGCGTAATATGGCTCGGTGCCGCCACTCCAGCAGTTCAGGCAGTGACATGTCGTCAGTGACGGCAGGTGACCAGTGGAAAATGGTGGCAACGTCCGCCACCAAATCTTCCACCATTAAGCTGTCGGGATATCGGACTTCACCCGATTCGGCAGCAAAAAAAGCACCACCTCCGTACTCAAGGTGATTAAGTCTGCCGGATCGAGCATCAGGACTTCGGCACGGGTGAGCGTGGGCGTCGTTACTCGTGGCAGGACCAGCGTCATATTGTCCACATCCATTTCCATCAACGCTTGTAGACGGCAACCGCGCAATGCCCCCGACTGCGGTTTGCGCACCACAATCTGTGTGATAGTGGTGTTTCCACGTTGAATGGGCGTATCTAAATCCACGGTTTTTTCGGTCACTTCGCCGGTGGCAATATCTACGGTTACCGGCTGCGCCGCGTCGTTTTTCTTCTTCGTTGTCATCGTGATACCTACTTAATGAAATAAGCGCGGCGCTAACCGCGCATAAAAAGAGAATTTCAACCCGAATTAGTTGACGTTGCGGCAAGGCAGCAAGTGAGCGAATCCCGATGAGCTTACTTAGGTAAGTGATTCGGGTGAACGAACGCAGCCAACGCCGCAGCAACTTCAAATAAGAAGGGTTACAGGCCAATGGCCGTGCGGTGCGCTTCAAGTAAATCAACGCCGTTTGCGCGCTCAATCATGTTGATGGTGTCAACTTCGATCAGCTCTTCGCCGTTAATCGTCAATTTGTAATACGTCGGTGAGAAACTCACTTTGGTGGTTGAACTGTCGCCCTGCTTGGTATCACCGCCGTCAATTTCTTTGTGGCGTCCGCGCACCACCACTTCGACGGCCTGCACTTCGCCGGAATCATCGCGCTGAATGGAGCCGGTAAAACGCAGCATCACAGCGTCTGCCTTTGCTGCGCCCCACTGTTTAAACAGCAGCGACTCCGTGCCGCCCAGCGTAAATTCACACTCCAGCGCCCCATCATCCAGACCCAGATCAACATCCGCCGAGCCGTTCATGCCGCCGCCACGGTATTTTTCAAACTTACGGGTCAGTTTTGGTAGGGTGAAGGACTCCACGATCCCCATCCAGTTGACGCCATCGCTGAACATGTTCAGATACTTAAACTTGCGAGGTAATGCCATTTATCGTTCCCCTTAGCCTTAAACCTGTGAAGCAAAATTCATCAGATACGAATCGGTAATACGCTGGCGTAACAGCAGGTTTTCCAGCGGTGGGACGGGGGTGTAGTCGTAATCCAGTAACAACTTGCCCGCCTTCAACGTGTCTTTTGTATTGCTATCCGCATCCAAATAACAACGCCCGCCCAGTAGATAGCCCCCCGAAACCATTTCACGCAGTTTGGCGTTAATGCCTTCGATAATGTCGCGCACCAGCGATGGCGTCAGCGGCTTATCAATCGCCCACATATGCGCTTCGGCCATCGTGTCAGCTAATACCTGCGCGGTGCGGGTATAACATTCAAAGGCAAACAGCGGATCGTCCGAACAGCAGCGGGCCCCCCAAAAACGGAAACCATCTTTGCGAATAAGCGTGGTGATGTCGTTCTGGTTGAGTAATCCGGCATCAGTGGCAGAGTCCTGTAAATCCCAATAGACATCAGCAGACAAACCGGTAACACCGTTCACCCCCACGTTTGACAGAGATTTATGCCAGCCGCTTTCTTCATCAATCTTGGCTCGCAGACCCAATGCACACGCGGTGGCATACGCAATGCCATCTGCATTGGTCACCGTGTCCCAGTTGATAAAGTCAGGCCAAATCAACATCAGTTCACGCTGGCTGAAATTCTCACGATAGGCGATCACTTCTTCGATGGTTTTGCAGCCATAGGCGCTCACATAAGCAAAGGCGCGCAGCTGCTGCGCAATTGAAGCCAACTCGGTGGCAACGGCCTGCGTGTCATGCGCAGGAACGCCCAGAATGCGCGGTTTTACGCCCAATTGAGCCTGTGCGGCCAATAGCGCTTTCAATCCGGTTTTCTTACCTTCTGCAGTGACCGAGCCAATAATATTGGTCGTAGTTTCCGCTTCGGTTTCTCCCTGCTCGACACGAACCACCACCACAACGGGTTTGCACTGGTCAGCAATTGCATCCAAGGATTGCGCCAGTGTGCCGGTGGTGCCTGCTTTACCGATTGCGCTTAGCACATCGGTGATAAGTACGGGCTTATTAAGAGGGAACGCGGTTTGGTCCGCATCGTCGCCGGTGCAAACCATCCCGATGATGGCCGTACTGACGGTGGTGATGGTGCGCGTGCCTTCGTTGATTTCTTGGACACGGACACCGTGGTGATAATCTTGAGCCATATAGCGGATCTCCTGTTCAGGTGTTCCGCTATGGTGGAAGAGAGGGAAAAAAGAATCATGCAGTGGGCATTGTGACAACGTTGGCACAATACCCAAAGTAATCAGCCTTCAGGCGTCTGCCATTTGTCATTTTTTCTGCATTCGGCGCCAACTCACACCTGACAATAACTATTTAAATAGCTCAGTTGCTTTATTCACTACAGCCATTAAAATTAATTCAAATTTATAATATATCATTTGAAAGTATTCACGATATTTGTATGGGTATTGAATTATGGTAATCTTACTCCCTCACTTTTAATGACTTTATAAAAAATGCCATACATTAAAATAATAAAATTTCTACTTTTAAATAATACTGAGACCTTAATCACCTTTTGGAAATCTGAGCTGATAAATCATGATAAGTTTACGTGGTATCAAGTATATAAAAGTTATAAAAAGGCTAGAGACAACAACGATCTAAATGGGACATTCTGGTTCTGGTGGAGACTTGCCAACTTTATGTTCACGAGCCCTGTAGGAACAGGTAGAAAAGCCGCAAGAAGAATTCAACGACGATTAATGGCAGACTACAATATAGAAATCATGTTAGGGGCTTCAATTGGCTTTAATCCATACATTCAGCATTTCACGGGTATTGTAATATCCGACAAAGCAAAAATCGGCAATAATGCGGTCATTAGACAATGCGTGACGATTGGCGTAAAAACAACAGTGAACAATACTAGCGGGTGTATATTCATTGGCGATAATATTCAAATTGGGGCTAATACTTGTATTATCGGTGATAATCTAACCATCGGTGATAATGTCATAATTGGTTCAATGGCGTTCGTGAATAAGAACATCCAATCAGACACCGTATATATCGAAAAGAAGAACTACCAATAAGCAGCGGGATCTACACGCCGCTGTTAGTCTCAATATGGAAGATCTGGCCAATCAACATTTGGCGCCGCAGAAGTATCAACGCGACTTAGCAAAACACGATACTGGCGCCAAGATTTCAAACCATCAACCTCAGAATCTGTTGCCATACCTAATTCAACCGCATCTTGTAAGGTGCTAATACGGGTTGTCGCAAGGCTCATTCGCTCTTTAAACTCACGCACGGCCATTTCAGTATGAAAATCTTTCTCAGCATGTGCATTTTTAACCCATGCTTTGCCATCCCACGTATCGAAATCGCTAGCAGGTGCTTTATCGGTCATATCGTTCGGTATATCGCCGAGCATGTCGATCACCTGCATTTGGCTGTTTAGTGTATTCCAGCAGGTCACGCCACGATGATCGGCAATGTATTGCCATGTACTGTTTTCCACATCAAATATAATCGCAAAACCGGCCTTTTCCTTAGGCGGCTTTATGTTGGTGCAATAAGCCGGTAAACCGGTATTCGCTGGAACAAAACAATCCCCCACGCTAATAAGTTCGTAGGTATCAGACGACAGGTTATAGACGGTCAACGTTTGGTCTTTATTCGTAAACTTGAAAGCGGCCATTATGCAAGTCTCACTATGTAGTTATAGGCAATGTTTTTGACGGTGTTCTCGGCGTTGCCGGCAGCGTTTACCGTAATCGTATGTCCATGAACACCAAGGGCAACGGTATGGCTGTGCGCACCAATTCCCACAGTATGGTTATGTGCGCCGATACCTACGGTATGGGCATGCGCTACTGAGTTTGTTGTTGTTCCATGTTTACCTAGGTTAGCCGTAGCAGAATCACCACAGGCGAAGGTGTCATAGTTGCCAGCGCCGCCATGCCCGTAGAGAGGAATGTTTGCGTGGTTATGAACACCACCATTTGATGTGGTCTTGGTTCCATAGTCGAACGTGCTTGCTGTTTTTGTGCCGTAGTCGAAACTGCTGGTTGTTTTAGTGCCTAGATCTGTATTCGATGCACTGGCACTGTGATTATGCGATTTAATGCCGTCTTGCTCTTGCGATAACACGGCGCGGCCACTCAC